CCGCGAACGGGTCGCGATTCTCGAAGAGCGCGATCGGCAGCATCAGGGGTGAGAGTGAATTCAGAGGAATGACAATGAGCGTCCTGATCGAAGAACTCTACGATGCGCTGAAGGAAGCCGGTGCCAGCGACGAGAAGGCCCGGGCGGCCAGCCGCGCGGTGGCGAAATACGAAAGTGAGATCGGCAGCATTCAGGCCACCCAGCGCCTGCACAGCTGGATGCTCGGCACGCTGCTGGCGCTGACGATCGCGATCCTTTTCCGGGTGTTCTAAGCCAATGGCCAGCCGATACCGCGAAGACAAAGCCGTCAAAGCCGTGGCGTGCCCCGATTGCGGCGCACCGCGCGGAATCCTGTGCAATCGTAAAAAAGAACACAACGTGAAAGGCCGGCTTTTCATTTGCAAGGGCCGCCTGGTCGCGTGGCAGATGATCCGCGACGGAGAAATTCAGGATGCCGCAACAACAGCCACACGCTGACTACCGCGCGCTGCGCGAAGCGCTCGGCACGCAGGAAGACGTCGCCCGGCGGCTCGGCGTCTCGGCCAACACCGTCGCACGGCGCGAGCGCGGTGAAGTGGCGCTGACGCGCGAGATGCTGCTCGCGATCCGGCATCTGTCGTGTACGAATTTCAAGGAGGAAAAATGAATCCATTGACGAAGCAAGTGGCGTTGGGAGTGTTTATCGGCGGGCTGGCATTGCTGCTGTTGGTGGCCGGCGTCGTGACCGGCTATCAGCGGCTGACGGAATATCAGCAGGAACAGAAAGAGATCGAGATGAAGACCAGCGTATTCCGCAGCGACGCCGCTGTCGTGTACGAGCTCATATCGGATTACGACAAGAGCCCGCCGAGCCAATTCCCCGAACTTCAGGAGAACTATTTAGACAACAGACTGGATCTGTTAGGCGAAGCGGCGCAGACCGATGTGGAACACAACATCCTCGCCGTACTGCACAATTACCAGCATGAACTCGCCATGCGGCGCATTGCCGGCGTGGCGGATACGCCGGACCTGCCGAAAGCGCGTGCGGATGCGCAGGCGGTCTTCGCGAAGCAATGACCTCCGGTGAATACAACCCGGACCTCGGCTGGCTCATGCATGACAAGTACCGCCGTGACGGGATGCCCTATCCTAAGACGCAGGAAGGCCTGCTCGAGTGGACACGCGATTACGGGGATCATGCCAACAGGATCGTGCGGCAGGATACACTGCCGAACGGTTACTTTGTGTCGACGGTCTGGCTCGGCCTCGATCACGGCTGGGGCAAGGGTCTGCCGCTGATCTTCGAGACGATGGTGTTTCCGCCGGATTCGCGCCAGGATGAATACTGCGAACGGTACGCGACCGAAGCCGAGGAGATCATCGGGCATCGGCATGCCGTGGATCTCTACAGCACATGAGCGCGCGCCATCGCTGCAACCGCTGCCTGCTCGATGATATTCATCATTTCGCCAACCGCACCGGCCAGTCCGTTGACGTCGTGGCCGGTCCGATACCGGAGGGTTTTGGCGATCCTGTCACCAATCCCGACGGGAGCGCGGCGATCGGCGTCACGGTGCTGGTCGGCGGCAGTATCGCGGCATGGCTCCTCGGCGTGTCCGAGCAGTGCGTCTGCGGCTGGACTGCGGAATAATTCTTCTTCGCCTGAGCCCGCATTTTTGTGTTTTCCCACCGTGCTGGTTTATAGTATCCGCGAATTGTCACAACCTGAAGGCACGTTGAGCCGATCAAAACAACAGGCGTCCCGCTGAAGTTGAGCGGACCATAACTCCACACCACCACCCTGACCAAGAACGATCTGCGCCGCGAGAAGTTCGCGAGACACCGGCGGACAGCTCTGTCGGCCGAAGAGCGCGAATGGCGCGCCTTCCGCGGCGAGAGCCCGAATCCGTGGGGCAAGGCCATATCCGGCAACATGGCCGTGATGGAGATCATCGTCCGGCGCACCTCCAAGCTCGAGCGGCGCACGGAGAACCTCGCCTGGCACTGACCGGCAAGGCAACCGCGAATCATGAAAAACTGAGGCGCTATGGGTATTTTGAAGGATTCGATTATTGGCACTGTCCGGCAGCCGGGCGAGTGGTCGGTATTCCATAACCCGCCGGTCAATACGGCCGCCATGGTTCAACAGCCGGCGACGGCTGGCGTGCGCCACATTGTCTGCTCGCTTTCCCTGTCGATCGCCAATGAGAGCACGGCGAAATCCTCGCCGGCGGTGTTTCAGTTGATGTTCGGCGCCACCGTGGCGCGGATATGGCGGATCATCGTGCCCGCCGGCGATACCCGGACGGTCGATCTGAGCGGCTTGCATCTGCAGGGCAACGTCGGTGAAAGCGTGACCCTGCAGTCGACCGCGGCGGCCGGCGTCGACACCTACGAGACGGTGAACTTCAGCGGCTATTCGATCACGGAGCCCGCTGGGTTTGAACGCAGCTTGACGCCGTGAACGTACGCCGTCCGTGTTCCTAGCTCGAGCGGCGCACGGAAGGACTCGACTGGCGCTGACATGGAACTGCAGGTGAACGTGCGTGATTACCGAACGCTGCAGACATCCGCACTGTTTCAACCCCATACCGTGTCCGAATCCTGGCCATGCGCGTAAAGACGAACGTCTATCTGCGGCCAGGCGCGGTTATGGAAGGCGCTGGCGCGATTACCGCGCCCGCTATTTGCTGGAGCATCCACTGTGCTTGCGATGCGAAGAGGCCGGGATCGTGACGGCGGCACTGGAGATTGATCATATCGTTCCCGTTCATCACGCGAGCGATCCCCTCTTCTGGATTCCATCCAATCATCAGCCGTTGTGCAAGCCGTGCCATGTTTCCAAGACGAATGAAGACCGTAAGAAAGGGCTGATACGGTTGTGACCTGTAAGCAGTGTGGAGTGGAATTTACTCCACCAAACCGGCGCGGCATACTCAGGCGCACATGTTCAGATCGCTGTCAGAGCAAATGGAATCGACTGAATCCGCATTCAAGGCCCGCATGTCAATGCCAGCATTGCGGACGTACCTACATACCCAAAGCGAATAAGTACACGACCTTTTGTTCGCGTGATTGCTCGTTCGCATTTTATGCCAACAGAAAAGCAACAAAAGGGCCGGCGTGCCCTGTGTACTTTCCTCAATGCATTCGTTGCCAGCAGCAATTCGTCGCTAAGAGAACTGGCATGAAATACTGCAGTCGAGCGTGCCTTCATTCCAGTCAACGGGAGCGGTATGTACCGAAGTCGCCACGTAAAGCAGCCTGCCTGCAATGCGGGCGATCTTTTGAGACAAGCGGTCGAGGCTGTTATTCCAAGAAGTATTGCGTTCAATGCAGTCTTGAACGTAAAAAGGACGTCAGAAAAGAGCGAAAGCGTCTATCGAAGGCAAAGCGCAAGAAGGCTTTTGTTCAGCGCGTCATCAGACGCGAGATCTATGAGCGCGATGGATGGAAATGCGGTATCTGCAAGAAGTTTGTTAATCCATCCCTGAAATCACCGCATCCTTTCAGCAAAACAATCGATCACATTGTGCCTCTGTCCAAAGGTGGAACGCATGAGCCGCGCAATGTGAGGCTCGCTCATTTCGGCTGCAATTCACGTAGAAGCAATAAAGGGTTTGCTCAGATGCGTTTGTACTGAGGTGAAAAGACCGGGGGGATGGAAATTAAATGATTGAAAATTTCCGTAGACCTGTGCGCCCCTTTCCCGAGACTTAGACCCTACATAGATTCATGGGCTTACGCGGCATTAACGCCAAACCGCTGTCGATCCGCAAGCGCAGCGGCAAGCCGGCATGGATGAAAGCCGGCCTCGGCCGCCTCGAGCGGATCGTGTGTTTTGTCGAGGCGCTGCCGGTGACGTCCGGCGCGCTCGCGGGCAAAAAGTTCAAACTGCGATCCTGGCAGCACGAAATCCTCAAGGGCATGTACCGCACCGTCAACGGCAAGCGAGTTGTCCGCGAAGTGCTGATCACCATGCCGCGAAAGAACGGCAAAACGGGACTGATCGCCGCCTTAACCCTCTGTCACCTCTGCGGGCCGGAAGCGGTGCCGCGCGGCCAGGTGTATTCCGCGGCGGCCGAGCGCAAGCAGGCGGCGCTGCTGTTTGACGAAATGAAAGCGATCATCGCGCAGGTGCCGTGGCTCGAGCGGCGGTGCAACGTGCGGGATTTCACGAAAGATATCGAGGACATCGAGACCGGCTCGAAGTACATCGCGCTGTCGGCGGATGCCAAGTCGAAGCACGGCTTCTCGGCAAGCTTCTGGGTGTACGACGAACTGGCGCAGGCGCACGACCGCAAGCTCTATGACGTGTTGTCGACCTCGACCGGCGCCCGCAGAGAGCCGCTCGGCATCGTGATCTCGACGCAATCGAGCGATCCGAAGCACATCATGAGCGAGCGGGTGGATTATGCCCGCCAGGTGCGCGACGGCGTGATCGAGGATCCGTCGTTTTACGGCTGCATTTATACGGCGCCGGACGATGCCGACCCGTGGGACGAGCGAACCTGGCATGCGTGCAATCCGGCGCTCGGCGATTTTCGCTCGTTGCAGGAGATGCGGGACTACGCCGTCAAGGCCCAGCGTATTCCGGAACAGGAAACGGCCTTCCGGCTGTTCTATCTCAACCAGCGTTTTTCGCCGGCCGAACTGCGTTACATCCCGCGGCCGGACTGGGACGCCTGCGGCATCAAGTCGCAGGCGGAAGTCGACGCGCTGGCCGAACTGCTGAAGGGCCGGCCGTGTTACGGCGGCCTCGACCTGTCGGAGAAGAACGATCTGACGGCGTTCGTGCTGGCGTTTCCGTTTGACGAGCATGTGGTCGCGTTGCCGTTTTTCTGGACACGCCAGGACGGCATCGACGACCGCGGCGCGAAGGATCGCGCGGCTTACGCGCTGTGGGCGCGGCAGGGACATCTGCGGACGACGCCGGGCAAGGTGATCGATTACGAATACGTTGCCAGTGCGATTGCCGAGCTGACGGCGCCTTACGAGCTGAAGGCCGTCGCCTGCGATCCCTGGCAGATCGACAAATTCAATCAGGCGTTGAGCGATGTCGGCGCGCATCAGATCCAGCTCTTCAAGCACGGCCAGGGCTTCAAGGATCTCGATCCGGCCGTCCGGACGCTCGAGGATCTGGCGCTCGCCTGGCGACTGCAGCATCCAAACAATCCCGTCCTGACCTGGTGCATGGACAACGTGCGCCTGTTGCGGGATGCGGCCGGCAATCGGAAATTCGACAAGAAGAACTCCACGGGGCGAATCGACGGCGTGGTGGCGCTGGCGATGGCGCTGAATCTGGCGGCGTCGCAGAACGTGGCGCCCGATTACCAGATGCTGTTTGTCTGAAAAACGAGGTGCGCTGATGAACCGAGCCTATGCAGTATTGCAGTGGAAGACGGCCGACGAGGATCGCCGCATCATCGAAGGCGTCGCCACCACGCCGGCGCCGGATCGCATGAACGACGTGATCGACCCGGAGGGCGTCGAATTCAAGCTGCCGCTGCCGTTGCTCTACCAGCACAATTCGCGGCAGCCGATCGGCCATGTGCTGGCCGCAAAGGTGACGAAGGCCGGCATTACGGTCAAAGCCCAGGTGGCCGCGGCCGGCGTCGCCGGCTTCATTGACGAGGCCTGGAACCTGATCAAAGCGGGCCTGGTGCGCGGCCTGTCGATCGGCTTCAAGAGCCTCGAGGAAAGCTACGACCGGGAAAGCGGCGGCTTTCATTTTCTGCGCACCGAATGGATCGAACTCTCGGCCGTGACCATCCCGGCCAATTCCGAAGCGACGATACTGGCCGTCAAATCCGCTGCACTCGCCGCCGTGTCCGGCAATGGCGAGTGCCCGGTGGTGCGACTGGCTGCACGAGGCACGATCATCCGGCCTGGCGTTACAGGCGCAGCATTACGGGACAACGACGTGACGACACAAGAGCAGATCGCGAATTTTGAAAACAAACGCGCGGCGACGGCGGCGCGCATGGCCGCCATCATGGCGAAGGCGGGCGATGAGGGCCGGACGCTCGACGAAGCGGAAACCGAGGAATACGACGGCCTCGCGCGCGAAGTGAAAGCGGTTGACGATCACCTGGTGCGGCTGCGCGCGCATGAAAAAGCGTTGATCACGCGCGGCACGGCGATTGCAGGGGAGACGACACAGACGGCCGCGGCGGCTTCGGCGACGCGCGGCGGCCATGCGAACGGCGGCGCATCGAGCGTCGTCACGGTACGCTCGAACCTGCCGAAGGGGACGGCGTTTTCGCGTTATGTGATGGCGCTGGCCTCCTGCCGCGGAAACAAATTCGAAGCGGCCGACATGGCGCGCCGGCAGTGGGCGGACTCGACGCCGGAAGTCGAGCTGCTGCTGAAGGCCGACACGCCGCCCGGCACGACCACGGCGCCGGCCTGGGCGGGCTATCTCGTGCCGAACGCGACGAACGTCATGGGCGAGTTCCTCGAGCTGCTGCGGCCGGCCACCGTGATTGGCCGCATTCCGGGCTTACGGCGCGTGCCATTCAACGTCACCCTGCCGGCGCAGACTGCCGGCGGCCTTTACGGCTGGGTCGGGGAAAACGTGAAGAAGCCGGTCGGCGCCCTGACGTTTTCGCAGGTCAGCCTGCGCTGGGCGAAGGTGGCCGGCATCATCGTGCTAACGAAGGAGCTCGTGAAGTTCTCCAACCCTTCGGCGGAAGCGATCGTGCGCGACGATATGGTGAAAGGCACGGCGCAGTTCATGGACCAGCAGTTCGTCGATCCGGCGGTGGCGGAGGTGGCCAACGTCAGCCCGGCCTCGATCACCAACGGCATCACGCCGGTGGCGCCGACCGGCACGACGGCGGACGCCTTCCGGAAAGATATGGGGACGCTGATGGGCGCCTTCGTGACCGCCAATAACGACCCGACCGGCGCCGTCGTGCTGATGTCGGCGACGCAGGCGCTGAACTTGAGCTTGATGCAGAACCCGCTCGGGCAGTCCGAGTTTCCGGGTATCGGCGTCAACGGCGGTACCATCATGGGCCTGCCCGCGGTGGTGAGCGAAACGGTCGGAACGAAGATCATTCTCGTCAACGCGAGCGACATTCTGCTGGCCGAGGACGGCGGCGTGGAAATCGACGTCAGCGAGGAAGCGTCGCTGATCATGTCGACCACGCCGGACGTGCCGCCGGACCAGGCGCTCGTCAGCTTGTGGCAAAACAACCTCGTCGGCCTGCGCGTCGACCGCTTCGTGACCTGGAAGCGCGCCAAGACCGCCTCCGTCGCCTTTATCTCACCGGCCGCCTACGTTGCCGGATAACAACGCGATGCCACGGCCGAGGAAACCGAACGTGCCCACCGCAACAACCGTTCGCGTCGTGGTACTGAAGGCGCATGTCTACGACCGGGTGAAGCGCGAACCCGGCGAGGAGTACGAGGCGCGCCGCGACATGGTGCGGACGCTGACCGGAACCGGATTCGTCAGGCTGGCGGATCCGGCCGCCGGCCGCTATGAGCGGCGGGACATGCGAGCCGAGCCATGAAGCTGCGCGCGTTCGGTTTCGAACTGGCGATTGCGAAAGCCTACGTGCCGGCCTCGCCCGCCGGCAGCTGGCTCGGCTGGTGGCCGCGGGTGCGCGAGTCCTTCACGGGCGCCTGGCAACAGAACGTCACCATTGCCAATCAGCCCGGCCTGCTGTGTTTCTCGGCGGTCTATGCCACTGTGACCGGCATTGCCTCCGATATCGCGAAGATGCGCATCAAGCTCGAGCAGGACGTCGATGGCATCTGGACGGAGATCAAAACGGGCTCGCCCTGGCTGCCGGTGCTGCGGAAGCCCAATCACTATCAGAACCGCCTTCAGTTTCTGCAGCAGTGGATCGTGTCGAAACTGCTGGCCGGCAACACCTACGCACTGAAGGGCCGCGACGAGCGCGGCATCGTGACGACGTTGTACATCCTCGATCCGCTGCGCGTGCGGCCGCTCGTCACCGATGACGGCGGCGTCTATTACCAGCTCAATACGGACGCGCTCTCGCAGGTCGAGGATGCCGTGACGGTGCCGGCCGGCGAAATGATCCACGACGTGATGTGCCCGCTCTGGCATCCGCTGGTGGGCGTGCCGCCGATCGTCGCCTGCGCGGCGAGCGCGAATCAAGGACTGAAGATTCAGGAAAGCTCGACGCACCTGTTCGGCAACCGCGCGATGCCGGGCGGCATCCTGACGGCGCCCGGGCATATTGGCGACGACACGGCGCTGCGCCTGAAGACGGCGTTTGAGGCTAATTTCAGCGGCGCCAATTTCGGCCGCCTGGCGGTGCTCGGCGACGGCTTGAAATTCGAGCCGATGGTACTGACGGCCGAATCGAGTCAACTGGTCGAGCAGTTGAAGTGGACCGTCGAGGACGTCGCGCGGGCGTTTCACTATCCCACCTACAAGCTCGGCGGCGGCGTGCCGCCCTACTCGAGCGGGCCGGAAGCCCTGACGATGCAGTATTACACCGATTGTCTGCAGCCGCTCGTCGAGGCGCTGGAGCTGTGCCTCGAGGAAGGCCTGCGCCTGCCCGTCGATTACCACTGCACGCTCGATATCGAAAACCTGTTGCGTATGGATACGCAGAGCCTCTACGACTCGAACAACAAGGGCGTCAGCGGCGCCTGGCTGTCGCCGAACGAAGCCCGCTTCCGGGCGAACCTCCAGCCGGTCGACGGCGGCGATTCGCCGATGATCCAGCAGCAGAACTACAGCCTTGAAGCACTGGCGAAACGCGATAGCGAGCCGCAGCCGATCACGCCGGCGCCGCCGGCGCCGCCGGCGGTGAAAGATCTCGAAGCGCAATACGAAGCGGAGTTCGACCTGGAGGAGGCAGTCCTCCGTCGATGATCGAGGCGGCCGAACGCACGGCGCTCGTCAAGGCGCTGGCCGGCTTCGTCCGGCGATCGGTCGGCGAGGCCCTGACCGCGATCGTCGCCCGGCTGGAGGAACTGGAGCGGCGCCTGGCCGGCCTCGCGGTGGAGCACGGCAAGGACGGCCGCGACGGCCATGATGGCAAAGACGGCCGGGACGGCAAAGACGGCCGCGACGGCAAGGATGGCTTGAGCGACGACGGCCTGCGGCTTCGCGTCGAGGAGCTCGAGCGGCGGCCGGTCGTCGAGCACGGCCGCGACGGTAAAGATGGCCGCGATGGCCGGGATGGCCACGACGGCAAGGACGGCCGCGACGCCTTCGAACTGACGATCGAGTCCGCCATCGATCCCATGCGTTCGTATCCGCGCGGCACGCTGGCGCGGCACGCCGGCGGGCTGTGGTTGGCGGTGCGGCAGACGCGGCCGGCGGAAGCCAGTCATTTCCTCGATTGGGAAAATATCGTCGACGGCGTGTGCTTCGTGGACATGGCGCAACATGACGAAGGCCGCACGCTCGATTTCACCGTCCACCGCTCGAGCGGCTCAAAGAATCACTTCAGCTTCCCGGTCCCGGCGCTGATCTATCGCAGCGTGTTTCAGGAAGGCCAGACGTACCGCCGCGGCGATGCCGTCACCTATAGCGGCTCGTTGTGGCACTGCGACGCCGAGACGACGACGGCGCGGCCGGGCACGGCGGATTGGACGCTCGCCGTCAAACGCGGCAGTCCGGGCAAGGACGGCAAAGACGGCAAGGATGGCAAGCCATGATCCCGGATCTCGTGATGCTCGATACGGCGAAGCGGCACCTGCGCGTGGAGGACAGCGATCACGACGCCGATATCGCCGCCAAGATCCGCCAGGCCTCCGAGATCGTGCTCAATTACCTGAAGCGGAAAGACACTCCGGCGGACTGGCCGTCGCCGGCGCCGCCGCTCGTGCAGGCGGCGACGCTACTCGAACTCAGCGAGCTCTACTACAACCGCGAAGCGAGTAACGTCAACCTGATTTCGGAGGCCGTCGTGGCGCTGCTCGAGCGCTATCGGGATCCGACGCTCGCCTGACCATGAGCCGCGCCGGGCGTTTTCTGGAGGTGATCGACATCGACCGCAAGACGATCACCTATAACGCGCACCATCAGGCCGTCATCGAATGGCTGCCGGCGCTGCGGCTGTCGGCCGAGCCGGAACGGCTGAGCGAAACGCAGGCGCGCTTCACCCTGCGCTACCGGGCCGACCTGCGGCCGGATACGCACCGCATCCGCTTCTGGGGCGCGCTGTGGAATATCACCAGCGCCATAGCGGATCTCCGCAAAAGTCTGGTCGTCATCGAATGCGACTTCAGCGAAATGATCGAAGCCACGCACCTCGGCTCGATCGCGCGTGACTATGCCGAAGGGCTGCCTATCATCCGGCCGCCGAGTTGAAAACCCTTTTTCCGGAGGTAAACATCCGTGCCCACCGACGCGTTTATCGGTTCGCAAGTTCTCTTGAAAGTCGACACCGTGGCCGTGTTCGAAGTGACGAATATCGGCGAATTCGGCCAGGAAACCGACCTGATCGAGGCCACGCACCTGGCCTCGCCGGCGAAGGAGTACGTCTATGGCCTGGCCGACGGCGTGGAATTTCCGGTCACGGTCAACTACAGTCCGTCGGACGCGACCCACAAAAGTCTGATCGCGGCGCAGCAGACCCGGACGCTCAAAGCCATCCAGGTCGTCTTCCCGCCGCCGCCCTATGCCAACAGCGAAACCATCAGCTTCAGCGGTCTGGTGCGCGTGTCTCGCGTCGGCCCGATTACGGCGAATGCCGTCGTCAACGCGACCTTCGCGATCAAAATCAGCGGCGCCATCACCTGGCCGGCATAACAACGGAGAGAACGTATGACGAGCAGCAACGGGAAATATCTCGACCGGCAGATGAATTTCGAAGCGCGGCGCAAGACCAAGACCGTCGATATTCCGGAATGGGGCTGTGCCGTGATCCTGCGCGAGCTGTCGATCGCCGAGGCCCAGCAATTGCTGACCGATCCGGCCATGCGCGATCCGGCGCGCCAGCTGGCGCTGTCGATCGTCGACGCGAACGGCCAGCGGCTGTTCACGAGCGACGACGATATCGCCAACCTGGCCCGGATGAGCAGCACCGTCGCCGCGCGATTGATCGAGCAGGCCACGGAACTGAACGGCTTTTCCGCCGCGGCCGTCGAGGCGGCAAAAAAAAACTCCGAGAACCCGGCCGCCGCTTCCGCTGGCGCCTCGCCGGCTATCTAGGGAAATTCCCGCACGAGATCGACGGCATGCCGGCCTCCGAGTTCGCCGAAGCCGCTCTCTACGAACAGCTCGAGCCGTTTGGCGACCGCCGCGGCGATATCCAGGTCGCCATGCTGGCCTCGGTCATCGCGAATATCTACCGCGACAGCCGGCGGCGGGCGCAGCCTTACGGGATCAACGATTTTCTGCTGGAGTGGGAAAGCCGGCCGCCAGTGCGGCAAACGGCGGCCCAGCAGCTCGAGATCATGCGCGCGATCCAGCGGGCGCAGAACGCCGCCATCGAGGCGGCGGGAAAACCGGTGGAAAATTAGCACAATGGCGACTGAACCGGTACAGGGACTCGATGCCTTGCTGAAGGCGCTCGGCGGGCTGCCGGCCGTTCTCCAGGTCGAACTGGCGGTCGACGCCTTGCGCGATGGCGCCGAGCCGATCCGGCAGCGGGCGGCAGCCCTGGCGCCGGACGATCCGAAGACGACGGGTTCGCGCATCCGCGACAATATCGTGGTCGATATTCAGCCGATCGCCAAGGACACCCTCGCCGCCAAAATCGGACCATCGCGAAAAGGTTTCATGGGCCGCTTCGCCGAACTCGGCACCGTCCACCAGCGGCCGAAGCCGTTTCTCCGGCCCGCCTTTGAGCTCGAAAAGGAAAACGCCGTCAAGCGCATGGCGGCCCGCCTGGCCAAAGGCATAGAGGACTACTTCCGCAACAATTAACGCCAATGCCTCCCATCTCCACCCTCACCGTTCAGCTCGAACTCGCCAATCAGAACTTCAATAACGGCCTGAAGACCTCGCAGCAGGCCGTCGACAATTTCGGCAAGACGACGCGCCAGACGCAGGCGGCCATGGGCCTGATGGAGCGCGGCTTCAAGGCGGACACCGCCAACAAGATCGCGCAGGGCTGGGAAAACGCCGCTAAAAAAGCCGACGTCTTCGGCCAGGCCTACAAGAAGGCCGGCGATACGGCGGTGAAGTCGACCGAAAACGCGGCGGCGTCGATCCAGCTCCTGACGCGCGAGATCGGCATCAACCTGCCGGAAGGCGTCACCAAGTTTTTATCGAAGAGTTCCATGATCGGGCCGGCGATGTCGGCGGCGTTCTCGGGCGTCGCGGTGCTCGGCCTGATCCAGGTGCTCGCTCAGCTGCCGGCGCTGTTTGAAAAGATTTCCGGCGCCATCACCGGCTGGGATGAAACGGCGAAGCGGGCATATGCGAATTTCCTTCAATATAACCGGCAGGCTGTGGACGCGCTCGAAGAGCACCAACTGGCGATGTTGCGGATTGCCGGCGCGAGCGAAGCACAGCTGCTCGATAAGCAAATTGCCGATCGCCAGGCGCGGCTTCGTCAGTTGCAGTCGGGACTGGATGAAGCCCGCAAGAAGGCCGAACGCCTGGAGTTTCAAAATCTGGCGAAGCGACCGACCGACGTGCGGCCCGTTGTCCGGGATACGGACGAGATGAAACGCATACAGGAGGACATGCGCGCTATCAACCTCGAAATCACCAAGCTGGAATACAAGCAGACGGAGGCGGTCAAGCAGTCGGCTGTGGACACCGCCAAGGCGCAGCAGGAAACTGCCGCTGCCGCTGCCAAAGCGCATCAGGCGGCGGCCGCTGCGGCGAGTAAGGCTTGGACCGAAGCCACAAAACGCGCCGAAGAAGCCGCGGCCAAGGCACTGATCCAATTGAAAGATATTCAGGCCCGGATCGCCCGCATGGTCAGTGAAGAATTAGCGCCCAGTCAGTTTGAAACCCTCCTCAAAGGCGGCCTGGTGGTGCCGCCGCCGGTCACGCTTGGCAGTACCACCATGTTCGAATCGCAGTTCGACGCCATCATGCGGCGCACCCAGGAAGTGATCGACGAACGGCGGGCGCTGCTGATCAAAGCCAACGAGGATGTCGCCAACAGCCAGGCGGCGGCGCACGAGCGCATGCTGGCCCAGATGGAGCGCGCGACGGAAACGATGCTGCAGAATATCCACAGCGCCGCGGGCGCGATCTTCGACATGATCTTTCAGCAGGGCGCCAGCCTCGCCGACTTTTTCAAAGGTATCGGCCTGACGGCCGGCCGCACGATGTTCCAGAACATCGCCACCTCGATCCTCGGCGGCCAGGGCGGCGGCGGCCTGCTCGGCCAGCTCGGGCGCGTGCCCGGACTCGGCGGCCTGCTGGGTTTCGGTGGCGGCGCGGCGGCCTCGCTGGGTTCCACGGTGGCGGCGGGCGCGGCCGTGAATGCCTCGTGGATCCCGGGTCTCGCCATTGCGGCGCCGGCCATCCCGTCGATCGGCGTGGCGGGCGGTGCGGCGGCAGCCGGCGGCGGCGCGCTCGCCGGCCTGGGCGCGCTGTTCACGAATCCCTGGACGGCGATCATCGGCGGCGGCATTCTCGGCGGCCTTGCCCTGTCGAAGCTGTTCGGCCACAAAACCCAGGAAGCGCCGTTCACCGCGGATCCCTTCGCCAACCGCGCCGGCAGCGAACGGACGCTCTACTTCAACGAGAACCCGTTCGAAAGCGGCGGCATGATGTCGCCACTGACCTCGACGCTCGATCGCCTGAACCGCAACCTCGAGCGGCTGGAAGGCGTGCCGTCCGACGCATTTTTGAAAACGAAAATGCGCACCTTCTACGACACCGACAATACGTTTCGCCGCACCTCGGGCAGCAAGCTGACGGGGGACGAACTTTAAATGCCGGCGGTTTTCAATATCCGCCTGACCTGGCCGGTCGTTCACGAGCTCGTCTACAGCACGCATGTCTTCGATTTTGGCGACGGCTACGAGCAGCGCATCAACCTGAACAGCAGCTGGGGACCGCGGGCCAATGGCGAAGGCGGCCTCATTGCCTATCGCGGCCGCAACATCTTTCGCCTGACGATGAACGCGCAGGAATATCAGTCCAACAACGCATTCAAGGAAGCCAACAAGCACTGGAATTTTTTCAAGGCGCGGCTTGGCGGCTACGATCCGTTTTATTTTTACAACCCGGTCGAGCGCGGCCAGCCGGACATTACCGGCACCGATCAGACCGGCCGCTACCTTGTGCGTTACCGGCAGCAGAACCTGACGCGCGAGCAGTTCATGCTGCAGTATTTCCGCTCCCAGATCGAATTGATCGAAGTCCGCGAATAGTCACAAATGCCGAAAGGGATCTCGCCAACCATCCAGGCCGAGCTGAACAAGACGACGCTGCCGGATATCGTCTATGCGCTGCGCGTGCATCTCGTCGCCGGCATACAGCGCTGGTCCAATCGCCGGCTGGAGGGCGTCGAGCTCATTGGCGATCCGGCGCCGCAGATCTATACGCCGCGGCTGGCGGATATTTCCGGCCTCGACCACGATCCGGCGCAGAGCGCGCCGGTGACGATCACTTTGGCCAACTGGGACGACGCCATCACCAATCTCGACCTGACGGAATCCTTCGCCGGCGCGCCGTGCGAATTCATCGAATTCATTCCGAGCCTGAATGAGTCGCTCATCAAGTGGAGCGGCTCGCTCGACGAACTGTCCGAGATCAGCCCGGAATTCGCCACCCTGACGGCTTATCCGGAATCGGCCACCACGCGCTTCGGCGTGCCGCGCCGCGCCATCGCGCTGCCCTGTCCGCATGACTTCGGCAATTTCATCAATTGGCAAAGCCAGCTCCGTTTCGACGGCGCCGGTTGTCCCTATGGCCGCGGCGGCCATATCGGCTTCCGGCCGGTGCTGTCGGGGTTCAGTCCCGCCATCGATGCCACGACGGATCCGGCGACCTTCACGGTGCGCTGGCCGGAGGTGGCCGTCGCCAATGGAGCGGCATTCCGGCGAGGCCATCGTCTTCGGATCGACAATGAACTGCTGCTGATTATTGAACAGCCCGACCTGCCCGACGCCAGCTTCGAGCAAACCATCCAGGCTTCCCGCGGGGAAATGAATACGCCCCTGGCGGCCCATGAACCGGGAACGGACGTGTTGCGGGCCAACTGTACCTATACGACCCAGGATTGTATTCGGGCCGGCATGTATGGCAACAATCCCGACGATAATTACGACAGCGGCGCCGGAATCAAGCGGCGGAATTATTTTGGCGGCTTCCCGTTCCTGTCGGGTTCGGAATACGGCCGCTGGCGCACGCCGCAGGACGGCCGCCGCAGCTATGGCATCACGTTTTCCGGCAATGAAAGCGCCTACGGCATGACGCTGCCGGTCATCATCGGCCGCGCCCGCGTCAGTCCGATTCTGTTGATTGCCAAAGGCGAAGACGACTTCATGGCATCGCTCTGGGCGATTTCGGAAGGCCTGCTCGCCACCAATCCCGACAACGACGACCAGTCCGTGCGGACGGCTGCGTATATCTTCGATGCGGCGAGCAACGGTCCAAGCTTCTTCGTCAACGGCGTCTCGCGCCACGACCCGCGGCCCGGATACGGGTTCGAGAATTACAACGGCCAGCAGGACCAGCCGAATCCGACGGTGGCCTTCGGAACCGGCATTCCGGATTTTGCCAATAACCACCTCGGTTTCGCCGCCACCGCCTGGGCGGTGGTGCGGATCAATACGAAGAACAATCCCGCCGTGGATGTCCGCGGCCAGTCGATCACCGCGGCGGCCGATATCCAGTACGGGCAAATCGTGCGCGTCTATGCCGACGCGGACGATTACGAGGAGAAACCCACCACGAACCCGGTTTGGGCCCTGATGCTCCTGATGACCTCGAAACGCTTCGGCGGCGGCCGCGACCATGCGCGCCTGAATATCGCTTCTTTCGTCCAGGCGGCCTCCTATTGCAACGAAGCGGTCACGGACACCTTTACAGGCGGCCTGGTGCCCCGATACACGTTCAATGGCATCGTCGACCCGAAACAGGCCTATTCGGAATGGCTCCACATCCTCTGTTCGTCGATGTCGTGCCTGCGGCCGTTTCCCGACAAAGACGGCAAGCTGAAGCTGAAAGTCCTGAAGGCGGAAAACCTGACGGGCATTCCGGTATTCGACGAGGCGGCCACGAGCGTTGCCGGCCGGAACGTGATCTGGGAAAACGACCGCTCGAGCCTCGTCTTCCGCCGGCGCCTCTCGACGGAAATACCGAACGAGGTCCACGTCGAGTTCGTCAGCCTCGAGCCTGGGTTCGAGTATGTGAAAGTGCGGGCCATTATTGCGGATCGCGACGCCCAGCGCGAAGCGGGCCTGAAGCGCGGCGACCAGTCGATGGAGCCGCTCGTCAAGGTCGTGCGCCTGCCCGGCGTGACGACGCTCGATGAAGCGGCCCGCATCGGCACGCTGATCCTGCGCGCCGGGGAGTTTGCCGAAGGCGGCCGCTCGAATAACCGCATCGCGACCTGGAAGGCGGCCTATCGCGATACCGCCGACCTCGAGCCGGGCGATATCGTCGAGTTGCGCAGCCGGCGCCTGTCCTCCGGCGCCGCCTATTTCCGCGTCTTGCGCATGCATGATGAGCCGATCCGCACCGACGACGGCGGACTGCTCTTCGGGCGCGTGATCGAGGCCTCGATCCATGACAATGCGATGTTCGACGATACGGCATTTACCGTCACGAAGTTCGAGCGGGTGGATCCGCCGCCGCCCTTCGATGCCGAACCGCCGGCGGTCACCGCCTTTTCGGTCCTCGAGGCCGGCGCCTTCGACGCCAACAACAAACCCGTCTCGGCGCTGACGTTCCTGTATACCGAACCGGATCCGCTGCTCAATTACCGCTCGTGCGTGATCTACAAGAGCGAGGACGGCGGCCTGAAATGGGACCGCGTGATCGAGCTGTTCAATCCAGGCACGACAATTCACGTTCCCGTCACGGGCGTGGTGACGATCTTTGCGGCGCTGTCGAAGGCGTTGACCGGCTTTATTCCCGACATCGAAACCCGCGGCGCCGACGGCAATTACAAATATCCGCGCTTCACGCTGCTGGTCGACGGCGTGACCGACGTGCTGCCGGCGCCGGGCAACTTCCAGATTTTCGTCGGCGCCACGACCGTGACGCTGCGCTGGGACAAATACGCGCCGGAATTCCAGCCGCTGTTCAAAGAGTTCCGCATCTACCGCAGCCCATCGTCGACGCGACCGCTCGAGCCGCTCGATACGCTCGACGGGACGCTGTTCATCGACGGCAGCGTGGCGCCGGATACGACCTACTACTACTGGGTGACGGGCTACTCGATCCTGCTTTCCGAGGGCCCGGCGGCCGGGCCACTGACGAGCACCTCGCCTTCGGGCGCCGGCGCCGATACCGGCATCCCGGCGGCGCCGCTCATTGGCGTGGTGCGCAATATCGGCTCGTTCAATACCAATGAGTACGAGTTTCTCGCCGGCATCGACAAGCCCGGTGGCGCCGCCAACTGGGCCGGCATTGTCGAGACGGAACTCGAGATCACGACCAGCGCCGACTTTCTCGAGTTTCCTCTCGGGCGCTCGCTCCAGCAGTCCTATAGCCTGCGGCCGCCGTTCACCGAGGGCTTCCGGACGAACTTTCCCGGCACCTATTATTTCCGCGCGCGGGTGAAAAACAGTTTCGGCTTTTCGGCCTGGTCGGCGACGCTCGGGCGGGCCACCAATTTCGACGACAACCTCTCGGAAGATACCGCCATCATGGCGGCGGTCACGCCGGGCGTTTTGAAGCAGGGCGATCCGGGCGGCGACCACCTGGCCGGCAACGAGTTTGAAATTTCCTTTACGATCCCGACCGCCAATTCCTCGAGCTATTGGGGCTATTCGCCGATCATCCACGACAGCCCGACCCTGCCGGTGTCGACCAAGTATGTGGACGGCTTCGCCAGCGGTTATACGCTCGCCATGGCGGCCGGCTCGCAGACGCTGACGGTAACGCCGAGTCCCGGCTGGACGGCGGACGAGCTCGCCGGCAAAGATCTCCTGATCTTCCATCCCTCGCGCGCCGTCTCGCCCTCCTGGGACCTCGAGGGCCTGTTCTGGTCCGGCCGCATTGTCTCGAATAGCGCCAACACGATCGCCATCGACACGCCGGCGCAATTGATGAAACGCAGCGCGTCCGGTTATGGCTTCCATGTCATCGATAGCGGCGCCGGGCATCACTTCGAAGAAAAGGTGAAGTACTATCCGCCGCCGATCGTCAACGAAGGCATCCTGACGACGGCCGACGAGCGCGGCTCGCGCAAGCGGCGTATCAAATTCGTCTCCGGCATTCCCACGATTTATATTTGGGTGGCGCTGTGGAATCTGCACGGCCAGGGCAAGGTGCATGCCACGACGGTGACGGAAACCTTCGACGGCATTACCGGCGGCGAGATCGGCGCCGGCGCCATTGAAGGTGGCAACATCGCGGCCGGCGCCGTCGATACCCTGCACATCGCGCTGGCCGCCATTACCGAAGACCTGCTCGAGGTCGGCGCCGTAACGGAAACGAAGATCGGCCCGGACGCCGTGACGACGCCGAAGATTGTGGCCGGCGCGGTCATTGCCTCGAAAATCAGCGTGGCGAACCTCGGCGCCATCAACGCGAATATGGGAACCATCACCGCCGGGACGATTACCGGCGCCACCATCCAGACGGCCGCGAGCGGCGCCCGCGTCGTGATGGATTCCACCAACGGCCTGCGGGCCTTCAACGCTTCCGGTCAATTACGCTTTCAGGTGCCGGTGTCCGGGACGCGGCCCGGCAGTCCGAGCGTGCCGAAAGGCCAGGGCATGCTGGCGTCGGATGAGTCGAGCTCGATCGCTTTCGGCGACAATTTCGAAATCTACACCGATGGCCAGCTGCGCGCCGCTTTCGGCGATACGATCACCCATATCACGCTGTCCGGCACGCGCTATTCGCTTTTCATCGACGGTTCGGGCTTCATCAAAGGAAACGCGGTGTAACGTATGGAAGGAAAGCTCGTCCCTGCGCTCGGCGTCATGGCCGTGATGATCGATCCGGCCGCGCGCAGCGTCGAAGCCGTCGACGTGGACCGCGTGCGCGTGGTGTCGTTCAGCATCAATGCCATCGATCTCGTGGCGCAGTTCGTGCTGGGTTTCGGCAGCGTGGCCTCCGACGACCGCTTCCGCCTCGACCCGCAGCGCCAGGCGAGCCTCGCCCACCTGTCCATTATCGAGCCGACCTTTACCGGCTTGTTTCTCGACAACGGCAGCCTGCGGCGGAATTATCCGAAGGCGTTTTTCGACGATCTTTTCGCCACCGTCCTGCTGCCGCTGGCCAATGAGCGCGTCTGGGGATTGACCGATATCGAAGTGCAGATGAATGGCGTGACGGTCTTCAGGCAGGCGCCGCCGCCTGCGGAGGACCAGCCACTCTATCCGCCATCAACGGAGTAAGCATGGCCCATATCACGATTACCGGAACCGTCCTCGATCCGAACGGCACCATCCCGACGTCCGGCACCGTCATCTTCACGCTCAACGACTGGATGCTCGATGCCGACTGCAACATCATCGTGCCGAAAGCGGAAACCGCCACGCTCGACGCCAGCGGCAATATCAACATCCTGCTGGAATCCACGCTCGACGCAACCCCGCCGACACGTTTTTATTTCGTCACCTTCGCCGGCATCATCGAGGGGGTTTCCGTCCAGGTCACGCTCGGCAGTATTCAGATCGGAGCGACGCCGGCGACCCAGGATCTCTGCGACCTGCTGGCGGTGGGCATCATCAGCGGCGGCGGCAGCGGCAGCCTGGGCTTACCTATCGTTTTCGACAACAACGTGCCGCTGCAGTGGAAGAACGCCGCCGGGACGCCGATCGACGTCCTCAGGCTGAACGCCAGCGACCAGATTGAATTCGGCGGCCCGGCGAAGTGGCGGATCGAGCCCGCCGGACACTGGCTGCCGGCCAGCGATAACGCCTACGACATCGGCGCGGCCTCCAGCCGGGCGCGCGCCGGCTACTTCGGCGCCGGCATCGACCTCAGCGCCGGCGGCAACCTGAATTGGAATAACGATACGATCCTGGTACGGGACCAGGCCAACAATCTCGCGCTGCGGAATGGCGCGACGCCGCAGTTTTTCACCGTTTACAACACGTACACGGATCCGGCCAACCGGGAAGCGGGGAACCTGGGATGGATTGGCAACGCCTTGAGTCTGTATACGGCGTCATACGGCACGGGAATCGTCCGACCATTGAATTTCGGTGTCGGCAATGCCTTGTTGTGGGCTCTGCATACGGACAGTCTGTATCCTTTGGCGACCGGCGTCTACGATATCGGCAGGGCGACCGCCGAAGTGCGGAATATCCATTTGTCCGGCAACCTGGCCTGGAACAACGACACGTTCCTGCTGCGCGACGCCGCCGGCCAGCTGGCCCAGCGGAATGGGACCAATCCGCAGGACTTTCGCCTCTACAACACCTACACCGATGGCGCAAACTGGCGGCGATTTTCAATCGCGGCATATTCCGACGGTAATGTTTACATCCAAACACAGGGCGCTGGAAGTGGTGGCGCAGGCGGAGACTTATATATCGCTCCCGGCGGCCCCTCAAAATGGGTGTTCGATCCGAACACGTTCAGCCCGGAGCTGGACAATGCCTGCGATCTCGGCCGGCCCTCCAACCGGGTGCGCGCCGGCTACTTCATGGATTTGTACCACCACTCCACCACACTGCTGCATGCAGGCGTTGCCCTGGGCAACGGGGCCGCCGCGGCGGCGGGAACCCTGACCAACGCCCCGGCCGCCGGAAACCCGACGAAATGGATCCCGATTGACGATAACGGCACCATCCGCTACATCCCGGCGTGGTGAATGACACAACGGAGGACGTTAAATGGCCCTATTGAACGAAGTCTACAACATGCGCTACGACGAGATGCTGCGCAAGCGCACCACCGCGGCCTGCACCATCAAGGCCAACGAGATTCTGGCCGAAAGTTCCGCCACGGCCAACCATACGGCCCGGCTGGCCTGGGCCAACGCCACCTTCCGCGATCCGGTGGCGGAAAACGAAAAGCTGATGTGGCATTTCGTGCAGAACCCGACGCTGCAGACCAAACAAAGTCCGGATTCCATTTCCGGCGGCACCATTTCCACCGACCAGGACATCCAGTTCGTGGTCAACCAGACGGTGGACGCCGTGATTCTCGATCCGGCGCCGGCGCCATAAAACGAGGTAGATCACATGAATTATCCATTAACCCCGGAACGGCTGGGAACATTGCAGAAACTCATTGCTGCCATGCAGCAAGGCGAACAGATGGTCCAGCAAGGGCAGGCCATCGCCAGCCAGGCGCGGAAGGAAGCGGAAGCCTTCATCAAGGACTGCGCGACGCTGATGGACCTGGATTATCCGGACGGCGTGGAATTCAAAGGCGATGGCTTTGTGGCAAAAGCCACCATGCCGGTGATGGTGGCGGGGCGGAAGGAAGGTTAGTCGCGCTTCTCGAAGCCGGACAGATCCACTTCCGCGGCGTCGCTCATGCCGCCGTCGGGCAACGATGGATTGAACAAGAGCACCTGGCAGCCTTCCGTGTTCGTGCAGAAAGCCTGCAGGGGACTGATGATCAGCGTCGACAGCGTGCCGCAGAGGGGGCAGTGGTAGTTGGGGTCTCGATCGCTCATTGGTAATAATATTACCTACCGGCGGTAATAAAATTAGGCTCTTGGGAACAGGTGCGCCACGCTCACTCCTCGAGCCCTTCCTCTTTCTGTAGCATCATCGGCGTGACCGGCTCCATTTCGAGAGCGCCGTCCGCGCCATCGACGACGAGCGCCATATTGTTGTCCACGGGAGTGCCTTCCCAGTCCTCGGGCGCGTCGCTGTCGCCGAGCCGGATGCCCCAGAGGTATCCCATCTGGTCCGCGTAGACTTGATAGACGCTGGTCGATAGATCGGCGCGGCGCTTCAGCGTTCTCTGCTCGGGCATGCCTATTCCTCCCGCCCTTCCTTCTTCTGCATCGCATCGAACTCCCGCCGCAACTCATCGCGATAGGCGCGGAACTCGGGAATGATCTGGGCGGCCCGTGTTTCGTCGACGCCGATCTTTTCCCCGAGGAAGTGGAACAGGAAGGCATCGGCATAAGCGCCGGCGGCGACTTCGAGGATATCGCGGGCGATCTTCACCGCAGCGTCGGCGTCCATCTGCGTGTGCAGCTCGCCCAGCTGGATATCGATCCGCGGCTTGCGGGTGCGGTGGCTGATCAACGAGGTGATCATGATCACGTTCTTGCCGGGCAGCTTCTCACGCGCCGCCGCTTCCAGGCGCAGCAGACGGATCTGTTCCTTCAAGGCTTCGCGGTCGCAGGAACCGGTATGCTGCAGGCCGCGGCACCAGGGGCAGAGGGTTCGCTCTTCAGGCATTGGCGCGCGCCTCCTTCACGGTCCAGTAGTCGCCTTTCAGCACCAGAACCGTCCCACAGCGATCACACTCGTACTCGTCACCCTCGACGGCCAATTCAAAGAAGGTGGCCAGACCTTTCAAAGCCAAACTCTCGATGCAGCAACGTGGCAACATCATGGTTTCACCTTTCGCCGGCGTCCGCGGTTCCGCTGGTTGATGAACTGCGCCTCGTCCTCGAGCGGATCGACGCGCGCGGACTCGTCGCTGTCGCCCGATAATTCCTCGACGATCGCCTCCGCCTTCGCGCTGTCACGGATGCGCACGAGCACCTCGCCCTCCTGTTTGTTCACTTCACATTTCTCGCAGTAATAAAATTTCCGGTCCTGGGTGACGAATGCCGGGTTCGGCGCCTCGCAGAGCCGGCAGCATACCGCAGCGGCATCCTCGTCTGCAACTTCCGGCGCGTCGTCGTCTTCCGTCGCCTTGCGCACCCGCACCTTCACCGTCTCTTCCTCCGACACCCGTTCAATTTCCACGCCGTCGCAGGAATAAATCCGCTTCTTGTGCCGGCGCATCAGCGCCAGCAGCGTCTGCTTCAATTCGGACTCGCGCGCGGTCAGCTTCTGTCGGCGGTCGCGCGTGGCGGCGTATTCGATGGCGGCCTGCTGCAATTCTTCGATGGCCGGGTCTTCCATTCCGGGCAGGCGCTGGGGTTGGGACATGGGGGCTCCTTATGTTTTTGAAAGCTTCTTCTTGAACTGTTCCCGCTCCGGACACGTTCCCCAGTGCGGTTCGAGCGTGCCGGGATCGAGCGGCATAAACTTCGTCGCCGGCGTCGTCCACCACTGGATCGCCGCCTGACAGCCGCGGCACTTCCCGCTGTTCTTGTAGCGATAACCCTGCGCGATCAGTTCGTCCTCAGTCTTCGGAAACGGCATACCGCGGCCTTCTGTCCATGCGCTCGAGAACCACGTCGATGGCGATGCGCCGTTGAAGCGCGCGACAGTCGGCGAGAAAGTTGAAGATCGCATCCCGCAACAGCAGGGCCTTGTCATCATCCACCCGCGCGAACACGCTGTAGAGATTGACCTGCGGTCCCGTCGTGTAGAGCGACAGCGCGAAATCGATCAAAGCTTTCTCGCCGCTCGACATGACGCCGTAACCATCGAGCATGGCCTCGATGTGAATCTCGCGCCGGTCGAGATCGACGTGGTTCCACACCTCGCCGCGATCGGCCAGCAGCCGGCTCGAGAAGATCGTCAGGGCGCCGCGCCAGCCCGCATCCTTGAGGAGCTCGCGCCGCCGGCCCAGTCGTTCGTCGTCCGTCATGATCCCTCCTTCGTCAGTGATATCACTTTGTCCCAGGGCACGCGCCGGTACCCCAGCCGCTCGGCCAGGGCCTCGGCTTCGGCCGCCGCGAAGAGTTCGTCTTCGGCGGCGCAGGCCTCGTGATAGTTCGTCTTCGTGTCGCGGTCGTAGTGGTCGACGCCGGCCTTGGTCGGCTTTTTGCAGTAGGAACACACGCCAGGATAGAGCGAGATCACGCGAAATCCTTATCCCGGCAGATCGCCACGTCGCCAGCAATCTGGTGCGTCGTCCCGGGCCGGCAGACGGTGTGATAGATCTTCGTAGCTTCGGCGTTGATGGGCTTCCGCGGCCAGAGGGGTTTCATCGCGAAGTGTCCTGGCCCAAGTTGCACCATTTCGCATTCCCAGCCATTGTCGTCGACCGCCATGATCTTTCCGTTTCGGAGATTCACCGCGTCGATCGACTCGCAGCCGATCTGTTCATAGACCCAGTTGAGCAGGCGCGGCCCCTTCAACGGCACCTCGTGCGTCTCGCGCTCGCCGGTGGTGCGGATGATCTCGATCGTGCTCACTCGTTTGGCAGCCATCGCTCAAACCTCTGAATGGCGCGTTCGAGCGCCGCCATCGCGCCAGGTTGGGAGCGTGCGGCGACTTCGAGACTCGGCAGGCCGCTCGCGATGGATTCCTCGACCTCGGCGCGTGTGGCCGTCCGCCCTTCACGGTACCACTCGACACGCTCCGGTTCGCCCATCGTGATCAGGCGGCCGCCGTTGCCGGGATCGAAGACCTCGTAGCCCTTCGTGATCCAGAGCAGCGTCACGCCGGGATTGCGCGCAAGCGGGAGACCGCGGCCCTGCTCGCGCAGGGCTTCGTTGTTGATCGCCTCATCTTCCCGCCGGACCATCTGCGGGTTATTGAGGAACGGGCAATTCAAGGCGCTCCAGCGGGCGCACTCGTAATGGCAGGGCGGCTCGGCCGAGGTGCGGTTGATGCCGCACATCGGTCCGGCAACGAAGCACAGATGCACGCCAAGCGGATCGCCGCAGACATAGCAGCGTTTTTCCTTGATGGCGCGGACAAACTTGGTGCTATCGGCTGCGCGAAACTCCGGCTTGCCATCGATCCAGGCAACGAACCACGGCACGGGATAGCCGCGCTCGTCGAGCGGCAGCTTCTTCAACCGAGCGGGAAGGGTTTCGAGTTCAGGTCGCAAAGTGATGTTCATAAACTTTCTCCCGGTAGCAGAACTATGGCTGAACTAAGGCTTAAATATGCCGCCGTCGCCATTCGCGGCATTCGCTGAGTTGTCGCAACTGCTCCTGATCGCTGACATTCTCCACTTGCGGCAAATGGCAGGCGCAGCCGCAGCGCGGACTGCGGTCGAGCCAGAGATAGATTTCACCATTGCGGACTGCCCAACATGCCCTTGCGTCCAGGGCTTCACATTCGCAACGCATTTCATTCACAGGATCATCCTTGCCGGATACACCGCCACGTCCGGCGTCGGCGCCCGCTGCTCCGCGAGCTCCTGCTGGAATTCGGCCTGGCGCGGATCGTCGATCGGAATCGTCGGCGCCAGGCGCGTGATGAAGCAATGCACCGGAATGCCGGTATCGGTCATCCCTTCCCAGATTCGCGCCGGGACGGTGGCTGCGCCGATGCGCAGCTCGATAATCCTGGTGGTCGATTCGATGGTGATCTTCATGGTTATGTCTCGATCGCCGGTCGATATGCGTGCTCCGGCACGTTGAACGTCCAGGCCACGGCTTCCCGCGCCCGCGTCATGGTCGGCGGAACCCGGATCATGTAGCGCTTTGAACTTCCATCCGCTTCCGGCGTGGCATTCAAGACATGCACCGCGACAACCGGCTCATCGTCCGGAATCTCCTTCCGGTATAGCGCGCCGCACTCGTCGGAGTGGATCAATTGCGCTCCAGACTCCAGCAGGTACCGCTCGTAGCCCATTCTTTCAATCATCACGCGGCGCACTTCCGCATTCTCTTCTTTCTCGATGCGTGCGACAGTGACGCTCTCCGGTTCCTCGATCACGTCCGCTGGCACGCGAACGCCGTGGACGGCGTAGATACTCCAGCCGTCCGGATAGGCGACGGCGGGACCTGTCAGCGAGTGCAGACGCCCCTGCTCATCGCGACTCAGAACGTTGTGCCGCTCCGCAACCCAGCAGATGTTCGCATGCGGCAGAAACCATCCAGCGGATTGAGCAAGTTCCGTCAGGCCGCGCAGTTTGTCTGTCTCTTCTTGCAATCCACAGACATCGCGGAAGTACGCGTAGAACCCTATCCAACTCGCATCGTGCTGTCCGTAACCGCTGTCCCCGACGTTGTCCCCGACGCTGTCCCCGACGCTGTCCCTGACGCTGTCCCTGACGCTGGCCCCGACACTGTCCCCGACGCTAGTCCAGACGCTGTTCCTGACGCTAGCCCAGACGCTGGCCCTGACGTTGTCCCAGACGTTGTCCCAGACGTTGGCCCAGACGCTGTCCCCGACGCTGGCCCAGACGCTGTCCCCGACGCTGTCCCTGACGCTGTCCCTGACGCT